CCGACAGGCGCAGCTTGGAGAGAGTGGCTTTCATGATGCCCTTTCAGAAATGACAAGGGCCGCAACCTGCGGCCCTGATTCGGGAAGAAACTGCGATCAGTCCGTGACCGTCGTGCCCGCCTTGATGGCCGCAGCGCGGCCGGCAGGATCCAACGATTCAAACTGGGCGCGGCCCATGGTTTTTGCACCGCCAGCGCCGCCACCACCGCCCCCAGCGCCCCCGCCAGATGCCCCGGTCCCCTTCAGGATCATCTCCTTGTGGGGGTACTGGTTCACCATGACTTGCAGGGCTTCTTCGAAGTCGGCGTGCTCACCGTGGCGAACAGCCGAGAAGATGGGGTTGCCGCCGCTGTCCAGCGGAACAAGCTTCCCGTTCTCGACCTTGAAGCGGTCGCCGAAGAACTTCTGCGCGATGTCGGCCGGGATGGCCAGCTTCTCGCCGATGAACTTCGACCCCGCGAACGCGCCACCGATGATGTGGGTGTTCAGGTCGCTGGTCAGCTTGGTGTTCTGCTCGGTCAGCGTGCGCTCGCGGGCTTCAGCTGCGCGCGTGGCATCCGCCACGGCTTGCTTTGCCGACGCGGCGGCGGCGTCTTTGATCTCCTGGACTTTGCCGGCCGTGATCAGCTCGCCGTCCTTGATGTTCTTGACGGTTTCGAGCGCCTTGCGGGCGGCCTCACCGTCTTCGATACCTTCAAAGGACTTGAGCCGGAGTTCGGCGGCTTCCTTCGCCTCGCGGTGCGACTTCGCTTCGCCGTTGAGGCGGCCGATGGTCGACACCGTGGCGTCGGCGTCAAAAGGTGCCTCACGGCCGTCCGGGTGGACGAACACGGGTAGCTTCTTGTCGCCCTCGCCTTGCGTAACGATGGCACCGTTGGAGTCAAACTTGAATGGCATGGTTGCTGTTTCCTCGGGCATCCGCCCATTGGTACGGGTGCTGCATCCGCAGCGGATCGCCTTCCCACATCCGTGTTCGGGCATGAAAAAACCCGCCGCGGTTGCCCGGGGCGGGTTGTTGGGTTGGGCGCGTCTACATGGGTATCGCGCCGTCAGGAAGATCAAAGCTCTCCTGTGGATCGCCAAACAAGCTCCTGATTGCAGAAGCCAGGTCTCCCCAAGCCTCGCCAAGCTCTCCAGCGCCCTTGTTCCGCCCTGCGGCCGTGAGATCTTTCACGCGCTGCAGAACTCCAGGAAACCTGGTCTCAAGAATGCCACGCAGGTCTGGGGGGAGATGTCGATCGATGGCGTCAATCGCGCGTTTGGCACGGCCAAGATCGACCCAGCCCTTCGAGGTCCAGTCGGCAGCGTCCTGCAACCTGCGTTCAGCGTCCAGTACTTCCTGTTCGTCGCTGCCCATCGTCATAGCGTAGGCCCACGCGTAAGCTTTGGATGATCAGGCACCATGAACACCAGGATTCCCTTCTTGTCGCAGTGGTAGCAGACCTTGTCCGAGGTCACAGTGCCGCGCCGCAGCTTGCCGGCTTCGTCGATCCAAGATCCCGACACGACGGTCATCGTATCGCGGCCGCCGCACCGGTTGCACTGCAACGCCCCAGGCGCACGCTTCGGGCGCTGCTTGATGCGCTCGACGACGGCCTGGGCGCCGGTGGGCTCGGTTTTTCGGACAAGGCGAAGTGGCACGCGCGGATCATAGACCCGCGGCCGCGAACGCCCTGGCGTCCCGCTCCCTCAGTTCCTGCAGGCTCAGCAGCTCGCCCTTCTGCGAGTACAGCCGCTCCAGCGGCAGCTTGCCATCGCGCATCAGACGGGCCCGGGTCTGTCCCAGCACCTCGTCCTGGCGCGCGGCCGACTGCTTCCGGATCCACTCCGCGTAGGTCTGCTCGGCGGGCAGTTGGCCGTCCATACTGGCCCGCGTCCTGCCGACGATCACCACCTCGGGCACGTCGATGCCCAGCTCCTTGTAGCTCTTCAGGACGAGCACCCTGCCCGACCGACACCGCCAGTGCGCCCTTCCCGGCCCGCCCAACCAGGGCAGCGCGTGCCCGATCGGCTTGTGCGTGCCTGGCGCGTACAGCTTGCCGTCGCGGATCCGGCAGACGGGTGAGGTCCGCAGGTCCAGGGTCGAGCTCCACTGCTCGGCCTTGATGATGTCCGCGTTTGCCTCGGCGGTCCGGTCCTGCACGAAGCCGGCCATGTGGCCCAGAGCTGTGCGCACAACCGCCTCGGCGTCGCGCCGGCTCACCTCGATCAGCCCATCCGAGAAGCCCTTGGCGCGGGTGCCGCGCAGCTCCAGGATGATCTGATCCGTCGTCTTGCTCTCCACGAAGCCCTGGGCGATCGCCTGGCGCACCTGGCGCATCTTCTTGTCGCCCAGCTCCTGCCACACGTCCCGCAGCATCACGCCCTGGAACGGCCTGGCCACCGCCGCAGCGTAGACCGCATCCGCCGACACCGCGGCGACGCTGACCTGCACCGGCACGTGGGCCACGAGCATCTGGTTCTGGTACGCCGTCTCGTAGGCCGCGAAGTCCCGCAGCTCCTGCGTCAGCTCACGATCGACCGCCGCGTAGGCCTCCCTGTTCAGGCTGACGGCGCTCGTAAGCATCGCTTCCAGCCGTAGGATGCTGAAGCTGGCCGGGCTCATTCGCTCCAGGCGGTCGGCCAGCTCCGCGAACATGCTTCGGTCGGCGCGGTTCAACACCGCGATGATCCGAGCCACGACGCTATTGCTGTGCTTCTGCAGCGCGACCTGGTGACGCAGCGCCTCTGACTGCAGCAGGTCGTTGACCGATTCCACTACTCACCCCCGCCGGCGTCTCCGATCGTGCCCAGCGTCGGGCCATCCGCTTCGGCAGAGCCTAGTTCCTCTTCGGGGTCGATGTCCGGGCTCAGGATGCCTCGGCGCTGCTGCTCTCGAATCAGGGTCGCCTTCGAAATGACGCCGCCCTGCTGCATGTTGAGCAGCAGCTGCGCCGTCGCCTCTGACAGGCTGGCGGCGGCGAAGTCCTTGAACAGCGAGACGCTGCCGCCGTCGGGAAGACGGAGCCAGTCGGCCGTGAACTGCAGGGCCTGGTCCAGCGCGTCCTCGAAGGACTCCACGATGCGCTGCAGCTCGCTCTTGTTCGCCTCGGCGTCGTTGCTGGCCTCGGTGGCCGTGCGCTCGCCGGGACGGGAAACCAGCAGTTCGGCGCCGGTCTGGATCATCTGGGCTTCCAGCGCCTCGAGTTCGGTGCGGCCGACGGTGACCGATTCCGCGGAACCCTGAACGACCTGTGCCTTTGCGTCCTTGTTGTCGAAGCGCAGAGCAAATGCTGCGCCCGCTGTTGGACTGGAAAGTTCGCCATCCTGGACGCCCGAAAACACCAGCAACCGCTTGCGGGCGAAGCGCGCGCTGTCGTCCTGGTCGGACTGCTGCTGCCAGTGCTTGACGTTCTGGTGCGCCAGGTCCAGCAGCGGCGGATGCCCGTGCATGAAGGCCTTGCGGATACCGTAGTACGGCACGAAGGGGATGGCCTGCAGCGGAGCCATGGTGCCTTCGTCGGTCAGCGTGTATCCGCCCGAGGCCCCCTCTTCCCACAGCTGGAAGGCACCGGGGGTCAGCACGCGCACGCAGTTGACGGCCTTGCTCCCGTAGTCGCCGTCTGCAACCTCTTTCACTTCGGCCAAGCGCAGCTGCGTCAGCATGGTCACGCCAGCGACCTTGCCGACCTTCCATCCAAGGATCTGGTCCTTCTTGATGTGCACCCAGTACGGCCGGGCGCCCATCGCCTTGTCGTCGGCCTGCGTGCGGTTGGCACCGCCGGTGCGCGTGAAGTCCACCAGGATGCCGCCGAAGCCGGGGCCGACCGCTTCGGCAAAGCAATCTGCGGCGAAGGCGTGCAGGCTGCGGCCCTCGCCGTCGATGTCGTCAGCCAGCTCGACCAGACGCTCGGGCGTGTCATCAGCCAGCGTCACCTGCTTGCTGAACGGCTTGCCGGCCATGACACCGACGGTTCGCGCGAACGCCGGGAACAGCGTAGCCGTGTCCAGACGGTACTTGTAGTCCTCGTCGTCCTCGCGCGGCTGCTGCGGCAGGTACTTTTTGCCCGCGTCCCGCATGGCCGCAGTCCCGCCCAACAGCGCGGTCACGACGGGCCAGTGCCTGGCCATCGCTACTACGGCGGGTGACTGGTGGTTGACTGCAAGGGTCATGGGTTACATGCGGAAGGGTTCGACGGTTGAACGCCTGGAGATGCTCGGCCACTCGCGGTCAACGCAGTAGCCGATGGCCGTGGTGATGTGCTGGTACTTGTTCTTCTGGTCTTCCTGGAAGGTTGAGCCTTTCTCCAGTTGGACAGTGCCAAGCCCTTTGTGGCACCACTCGGCGGTGACCGGGTTGACGAATAGCGTTCGCTTGCCGTCGGCAGTCTTGATCTTGGTACGGACAGCGTTCTGACGATCCTTGATCGCCGGGTGCGCTGGCTTCACCTTGCGGGTGTAGGTCCTGTGG